ATGAGCGAAATTGCACCGTCCATTATCCAGATAAAACCGTACATCACACAAAGTATTGTTTTATCTGAAGCTTTATCATTTAAGCAAGTTGTACCGTCAACTCACATGCTTATCCCCTACGCACTTGAAAAGATTTCCGCTGGTTTCCCTAGCCCTGCACAAGATTACATAGACAAAGTACTCGATATGAATGAGCACTTAATTAAGAACGAAACTTCAACGTTTATTGTAAAAGTTGCTTCGCTTTCGATGCTTAACGCAGGCATTGATATTGATGACGAGTTGATTGTAGATCGAAGTCTTAATGCCAAACACGGCGATATCGTTGTGGCTCTAGTCGATAATGAATTTACTGTAAAGCGACTAATGATTGATGAAAGCGGCCAATGGCTTAAAGCTGAGAATCCTGAATATAAAAATATCTATCTACAAGAAGGCCAAGAACTAATTATCTGGGGCGTTGTCACTCATATCATTAAAATGACACGGCATTAAGTTATGAAACATGAGAACAAAGTATTTTTTCTCATCGATGTAAATAACATGTACGTTTCATGTGAGCGAGTCTTTGCCCCGTCTTTGAATGATAAGCCTGTTATTGTGCTCAGCAATAATGATGGGTGCGCCGTGGCGCGTAGCAACGAGGCAAAATCCTTAAATATAAAAATGGGTGTGCCGCTTTTTCAAATTAAAGACATTGTTCAGCAACATAACGTAATCGTTCTTTCAAGCAACTATGCAATGTATGCAGAAATGTCACGGCGCTTTCATACGATTCTTGCTTCTTACGTAACTGCAGAAGAAGTTGAACCGTACTCGATTGATGAGTGCTTTGTAGACTTCACAGCTTATGAAAAGAACTTTGATTTAGAAAAAGTCGGGCAACAAATGCGCCAGCAAATATGGAAATGGCTGGGTTTACCTGTCTGTGTAGGTATTGGTAGAAGTAAAACAGAAGCAAAGATCGCAAATCATATTGCAAAGAAAAACCTCGGCTTTAACAGCGTTTGCGATTTGGTGAATATGGATCCTTGTAACAAAGAATACTACTTTGCTCAAATTGATGTTTCAGAAGTTTGGGGCGTTGGCCGTAAGCATGCGAAAAAATTGCAAGGTATGGGTATCAACACTGTTTTAGACCTTGCATGTGCTGAACCACGCGAGATGCAAAAACGTTTTTCTATCGTCATGGCCAGAACCATTTACGAACTGCAAGGTATCTCATGCATTGAGATCGAGCACACCCCACCCTCAAAAAAACAAATAGTTGCAAGCCGGTCTTTTGGCGGTCGTGTAACTGAACTAACAGATCTAAAAGAAGCTATATCGATGTATGCCCAAGATGCATGTAAACGCTTAAGAGATGAGGATTTACTTTGCGGATGCATGATTGCTTTTGTACAGTCAAATCCTTTCGATCCGAATGTGCCTTTTTACAATAAATCTATTACAGGCTCTTTTTCAGAACCGACTGACTGTGCAGTAGATTTTGTCAAAGCAGCGACAAGGATGTTAAACGATATCTACAAAGAAGGAATTAAATATAAGAAGTGCGGGGTAGTGCTGACATGTTTAGAGCCAAAGTCTGGCCATACTTATGATCTACTTACAGATTTTGAAACGATAGAAAAGAAGGAACAATTGATGAGAGCACTTGAGAACGTGCATACCAAATTCGGTAAGAAAAAGATTGGTGTAGGTCCCTGCTTTATACCGAATCGAAACTGGAGTATGAGCCGTGATAAATTGAGTAGAAATCCATTTAAGTGGGATGAGTTGTTAACGATAAAATAACTCTCTTTTTATCCAAATTTTAGATTATTATTAATTAAATTAACTAGCTTATTTTAGATAAATTATGTTTGTAGAAAAAATTAAATCCACAGATTCAATACCTGAAATGATCACGTTATTTATAACTTTTAACTTTATTATTCAAACTAGTTATAAATTTGGTTTTCTTTCAAGTTATGGATATTGGACTATCTCTTTATACAATCCAATAGAGATAATGTTTGGAAATTTAGAATTGATTCTTACTTACATTTTAGTTTTTACATATGTAATATATGATAAGTTTACTATTAGTTCTTTAATTGGAATTTTAATAACATTCATTGTTCCATTTATAAGCCAATTTATCTTTACTGGTATTTTTCATATTCCAACTTTTTCGTATTTTGCAATCACTATAGGTATATCTGGAATTATATTAAAAAAAATTAAAGATAATGACTTAGCTGAAACATCTCTCTTTTCAATTTTACTATGTATTTTACCTATGGTTTACGGAATTTACGAGAATCATAGTTTAAAGGTAGATAAGCTGACAAAAGCAACTTTAAATATAAGCACAGATAAAGAATGGTATATTTTAGATAAGTTTTCTGATAACTTAATACTAATTAGTAAAGATAAAAATGATTTAAAAGTAGTAAAGATTAATGATTTAAAAACTATAAATATTAAATAATTTCATGATTAAATTAATCTCATTGGCTATGTATCCATTATAAATAGATACATGGCCAATCTAAAAACTTTATAGAAAAATGCGATTAGAAATCCAGCCATAGAAAAACTGCTCTTGGCTTTTATTACGCTCACATATTTCAATGTAGCGTTGTCCTTGCATGATATTAAGAACACGTACCAGAACTGCCTCGCCTTCCTTACCTCTTTTTGATAGGTAAGTTTTGAGAGCATTTAAAGTAGCTGGACCATAAATTCCGTCGACCACAAGATCTGGCCAACCTGATTTACCTTGGTTATTAAGCAAATTCAAAGCACGTTGTAAAAGAGGTTTAGCAAAGCCGGTACCACAATTCACACCAGTGTCTAGAAGCTCTTCAGCTACTGCAGAAGAAACGGCATTCACCTGGTCAAAACGTGGAGCTGTCCAATATTGTTGCTTATAAATTGATTTAGCCACATCAAGCGGTAAATCTTTCATGTTGCCCTTAAAGCCGTTAGTACGTGCTACTGCTTCAGTAATACCGTATTTTGTTGCGCCGCCTCGATCTGCTGGGTTATTCACGTACCCACCTTCACGCTTAATTAATTCATCAAGATATTTTTCAATGTTCATTTCGGTTTCCTTCAGATATAAAAAAACCGCCCGAAGGCGGCATTAACTGTTTTCAATGTCTTTTCTGGCTTTTTTAAACTCTTTGATCACTTCAACGATCGTTTTACCTTCCTGTTTATCGATAAAATTAAAGATCCACCGGACCAAAGCCCAACCAGGTAAACCACAAACAAAGAAGAATCCACCTAGTGCTATCATTCCCCATACATCGGTAACCCACTCATGAAGCCCCCACTTCACTATAATGAATGAGCCGCCAGCAAGGCTTGATACAACTGTGCAGATCAAGCCTACAGCCCACTCTTGAGGTGAGCGCGGCATACGAGTCATTAATACAACTGCTGCAACTAAACCGACCGCTAAAGTCACCATGATTGCAGCCCCATAAAATTTTAATAGTGCTGTAAAACCGCTTGTAGAAACTGGTTCCATGCCTTTTACTCCAGAATTAGGCAATAAAAAAGCACCCATTTGGGTGCCGTGTTTTAGTTAAAATCAAACTTCTAAAGTCGCCTGTGTCACTCTCGCCGAGTAGTTCCATGATGTAGGTTTCCAGACATCACGCGCCGCAACCCGAATGTAATAGGTTGTGGTCGAATCCAGATTTCCAATTGTGCAGGCATTCTCGGTACCGGTCCAACTCGCTGCCAGCGTTTCCGGATCAAAGCTGGCATTTTTACTGATCCACACTTGGTAATCTTTCAAGTCTGGTACTTCACTTGGTATCCATGTCACCGTGATTGAGTTGGATGTAGTTGATGTATAGACGTTAGTCAAGATCGGTGGCACTGGGTTGCTGATATTCAGATCTGTAAAAGTACTTGTACTGTTGGCTGTTTTACTGGCAACACGAACGGTATAGTTTCTCTGTATTCCATCTACCTTAGCCTCGTCCATGGAATAACTATAATCAGTACTGGTTGTTTCAACAGTTCTGAGTAATTGACTACCAGATAAGATTTGCACCACATAACTTTCCGCACCATATGCAGGTTGCCACTGCACTTTAAATGACATTCCAACAAATGGCGACTGCAGTGATAAACCCTTCACACCAGATGGACGCCCACCATTTAAAGTATGGCTATAAGCTGTGACTTCATCTAAAGTTTGTTCTTTCTGCTGCAGACCATTGAAGCTGGTGAATTTGAGATAGATGGTTTTATCAATCAGATTCGAATTGAATTCATGCTGAAAGATCGCTTTATCTATTCGAACAAAGGATTCACCGGCATTATGCGCTAAAGCATCATCAAACCGTCCACGTAACACACCACCAAGCGTATACAAGCCAGATCCGTTTAAGGTTGCTTCGACATAGCTGACATATTCATCACCGACTCTACAGAGCGTTGTATTCACCTGAGCATCTTCAGACGTCCCACTAAAAATCTGACTTGATGTATTTAGCTGCACTTGCATAGATGAGGTGCTGGCATTAATTGCAGTAACCAACTGGCCATAGCGCGCAGATCCGTAAATTGTTCCAATCATTTCATACGTTGTATTGTCTAGACTCGCCCAGACATTACAGCCGCCCCAGTTACTTCCGCCTGATGCTGCTACCCATACCTGATTTTTACCATCCGTCAGATCGAGCGGCGGTTCAAAGATTACCGGCGCATTAACATTACCTGGTTCCTCGTTACCCCCCTGATATCCGTTTGATGCCTGTAAGTCGTATTCAACGGCTGAGCGTGAACCTAAGGCCAGTTCTTCTGCAGTCACTGTGAGTAATCCGTCCTGATCCTCCTCGATACGCGTGATACGCACGGGAAAGCGATCTAAACCCAAAGACTCATCTGTCAGCGTCACGATATCCATCGGCTCGAGTCGGCAGTACTTCCAGCCAAGATCAAACTCATATTCATTGCGCACGTAAAGTTTGCGCTGTAGCAATAATTGCACAGCATGTCGGGCAATCTTCGGCTCACAGAAAAAGTCGTACTTCACTGGATCCTGAGTGCGTAGTCCAAACATTTCAATGTTTGCTTGGTCTTTCGCTTCGACCGTCTCGGTATTGTATTGATTGAAGCGATTCACGTACTCAATCTGACAGTGATTAAATGCATCCGTATCACGGCTACGCTTCACGCGAACGGGCTGATCATCACCAATGAAGTCATCATCTGTTAAATGATAGGCTGGTGTGAGATCCGGTGTAAACGTGACTCCATTTCCCGATACCGCAGTGTCACCATAAGATCTAATTTTTAAGCCATCCGGGCTGGGTACGATTGCACAATTTACCGACTCAACAATTTCATTAATGATCTCATGCGCTGCACGCTGTTCGGTCAGTGCAGGACTGATAAATAAGCCGGTGGCTGTACAGTAACGGCGAAACTCTGAGAGATCCGCCACATTCAAATTAGGTGCAGCACCATAGCGTGGATGACTAATTAGATCCTCAACAACGTCGGCCGGATTAGCATCATGAATCGTATCTGAAAACGTAATGTCGCTAATCACTTCAAAGTTATGATTCGATAATGATGCACTACCACCTAAGTCATAATTTGCACACGCGATATAGCCGAGAAATGGATAGTGTACTGCCTGATCAGGATGCATTGACGCCAGATAACCCCACACTGGGTTATGATCACCGTCGAAGAGTTCAAATCCGAGTTGATCAATTGGCTTGAGCTGCACACCGCCTTCAGTTTTTGGAACAATCTGCTCCTTATCTCGCCAGATATTGCCAATATCGCGTATTTTGGTTTCGCATAAACCCAGCATTAACGATGCGCTGTATGTATACGTTGTATTGCTTGTTTTCGTTTTACCGCCCTTACCTCCCGACTTGGTTGTCGTAGTATGCGCAGTCGATGAGAAATCGCCATACCAGAACATATTCGCAGCCAACCGGTTTTTGCCGTAGACCAGTGGCTGGCATAGTCCATATGCAGATTGCTGAACACGCATAGAGTTGATGCGGTTGTCTGATGTACTGATTGTTGTACTACCAAAGATTCCACCCATTATTTTTTCAGCCTCTTCATACGAAAAAACCCGGCGATTCGCCGGGCTAAACTTCCTTTGGTACCATCTTGAAGAATGACTCCCAGATGGATATATGAATGAATGATTGTTGGCCATTCAACGACAATTGCGCCATGGCTGACACATTTGCCAATTTTATAAAGCACAATATCCCCCGGCTCTGGTGGCCCGTCCACTTCAAAGCAGACACTCCTGATATGCTCAAGATAGCGCTCACCCATCTGATGCATATGCCAGTCTGGCGGATACGGACGCGGATCTAAATGGTCCATGAGTCCAACTTTTTCATAGACCTCACAGATCAGCGTACCGCAATCCACACCCACGCCTTTGACACGGCCTTGGTGGTGATATGGGGTGCCGAGCCAAGTCAGTGCTTCTTGAACAGCGAGCTGGTTTTTCTGCATAGACTCCCCTAAATTTTGGTAATAAAAAAACCGCTAAATGCGGCCTTTTATATCATCTTGGTTTCAGACAACGCTTCAGGCTTCGGGCGCTCAGCTTCGTACTGCTCTTCTGAAATGAACTCGACGTTGTGAATTGTCGAAAGTGTATTTGTGTCAGATAGCTCACCCATTGTGATGACAGCACCAGTGTCTTTATCTATAACTTTGTAGAACTGCCCATCTGTAATTGTATAATCAGTCATTATACTTGTCCTCCATCTGTAATTGTCCAACCTGCACTTACTAAATTTGCTCTAGCACTCGAAGATACAGAAGAATATTTTGATAAACCCATGCCCAATAATCTAGGTTTAATTCTTGATGCCCACTGGTTTCTTCTTGTCGTATTTACATCTAGCCATAAAGCGTTCAAGAAATCATCATAATAGGATGTTCTATATGCCTTACCCTCCATGAAAGAATCCAAAGATACCTCTACGTTGAACTTAGGACACCATGCTGCTAGTGGCTGATCAAACGCCGTTGCATATGCAAACATTCTCCACATGTCCAAACACGCAGACACGTTCCATGATTCCACAGGCTGATTAAATGACAAAGCTTCTTCAAAGAACTGCGCAAGATCCGTACACACAGATACATCCAAAGCTGCCACTGGCTTATTGAACGACTTGGCTTGGTGCATGAACATCCTTAATGCTGTGCATTTAGAGAAGTTGAGGTTCTCGATGGTCTGATTGAAGGATTCAGCCCCCATGAACATTTGACTAGCCGTCACAACAGATCTTGTATCCCAGTTACTTAGTGGCTGATTAAACGACTTAGCGTACTTGAATAAGCCATCCATGTATTCGACCTTTTGAACATTCCAGTCGTTCAGGTCCTGATTAAACGCATGCGCGTTTTCGAACATATACGATATATTTGTGGCAGAAGACGTGTCCCAGTTGCCAATAGGCTGATTAAAAGACTTGGCCCAGCCGAACATAGATGAAAAATCAGATACCTTAGAGGTATTCCATTTATCCAAAGGCTGGTTGAAATCAACACAATTCGCGAACATCCCTGCAAATGCAACGGCTGATTCCGTTACCCATGAATTTAGGGGCTGATTGAATGGAGTCCCTTGAAACATAGAAGAAAACTCAGTTATTTTCCTAACATCCCACAAGCTCAAATCCTGATTGAAATTAGGGGAATTATGAAACATACTTACGGCATATACTACGTCAGACATGTCCCAGCCTGATAAATCATATGCCACAAATTGGTTCCAAAACATCTTAGCCATACTGTTAATAGTATACGGTCTTCTAGAGTAATCGATCTTCATCTGATCTGGTTTGTTTCCGCCACAGAGAGATGTATCGGTAAGATAATTGTTGAACATCAACTGACAACTTTTCAGACCATCATCGATTTTTATTTTAAAATAACATACTATTTGTCTAGGTAAAGTTAACTCAGTAGTATCAATCGCGATAGGGTTCTCTGGAACTACCAGTCTATCTGGAACATTTGCGGCCCATGCGACGAATTTGCCTCCGTTTATGGTGATAGGGTTTTCAGCATGTGAAAGGCCCCATGTCCAGAGTTCAACCTCGTCGGCTCCGTTAGTTCTGCGATAAATCGCAATATTGCACTTGCCTAATTTAGGGAATACTTTAGATCTAGTATTGATAGATCCGTCTGTTTTAAGTAAAAGAGTATTTGACATATCTCACCTGATTAATTGATTAACCATACCGTATCTAGGTAGTTGATTCTGGCATCGATATACCTATATGCCTGCTCTAGATCTGGATAATTACTATTGCCGAAGATCGGTGTTACCCCCCATTTGGCTTTATCTTTCGAATAGATGTCTCTGGGGATATTTCGGGCTACTTCCACATAATGCTTAACTACCGCATATGTAGATATGTCTCCGCTTTTTCTTAACTTTGTGTAAAGCTCACGGATTTGAGGCAGATATACTTGTCTAAATCTAGGCCAGATATCACCACTGACAATGAAACCTGTTTGAGTGGCTCCCGCGTTTTCGCCAGTAAACCAGTTTAAAGTCCAGTCCAAATCGTAAGGCAGAATAGACCAATGGATATTGTCCCATGTCATGATATTGTAGTTATTGCCATTGATATCCCAATGCCCAACTAATTCAGCAAAGATGTAAAATATCAACCAGTGAGGTAAAACCAAAACAGAAGCGTGGTTTTGATAATTACTATCTAAGTCCTTAGTAAAGTTGAAAAGTCTGTCGATCGAGGTTTGTACCGCAGCAAATTTACTGGGTACAGGCCCTTGGTCTTCATATCCTGACATTTTAGGAGACTTTATTTCCCAGTCATGTGGATCAAAACTTTGACTCAAGTGTGCATCATATGTTGCACTATCTAAAAAGATATGGTTCAAATCAGCATTGTTAAGTGCGTAATTTTGTCTAGTTTTCTTTAATCTTAAGGTATATAGACCATAAAACTGATTATTTAAATAGACAACACAAGGTATTCCGTGAGGATAGTACTTTGCATCAGCTGTGTATTCTGCATCTGCTTTCCTATCAGTATTTGCTTGATAAATAATATTATTTACTTTGCAGTAAGGATAATCCAGTTTTCTTACAAGGCTATTCCAAAATCTGTAGCCACCTTGGTCGCGGAAATGGGTAGGGTCCCTGTAGAATCCCTTTAAGTGAAAAGAGTCAGTGGCGATCATGCTACCTACTTTGACCTTGAGCGATTCCATATCTGAATTAAAAAGATCCAATGTGTAGTTTTTCTTATAGTCGTATGCTGACCCTTGACCTTGGACCGTTACTTCCATGTTTGATTTGAAAAATGTCTGAGAGTTAGATGGGTCACTAAACGAACACACACCCGATACAGTTGTCTCGCCTAAATCGGTAGGCGGCTGGCCCACCATAGTGAAATCGATCCTGTAAAAACTCAATTCAGGGATGGCGATTTCGGTTTGCTCGATCACTTCGTCTGATGATTCCGAGCTGCTACCGAAAGGAGTAACTACTTCATCTGCTATGATTTTTGTGAAATACCACTCACCTTTAGAATTCAAAGAGGCAAGCATGTTTCCTGTATTATCGGAAACTGCAAGAACCGTGTCTCCACCAACCTCACTTGTAGATTCGATATTCAAATCAATATTTGAAAGATCAAATGAACCTCTTACCGTTCCATCTCTTCCAATTGAGAATAAAACATTATCCAAAGCATCTGAAATGATGAATAAGTCATCTGGGGTTGAGGAAATTGTATAAGGATTATTCGAGGTTTCTACTTTTGTTAAATTTGCGCCATCCCAAACATAAAGCCCTGCATCGTCTCCCCGAGCAATACGTACGGTAGAATTAGCAGGTACATTTATTTTATCTGCATCAAATAAGGCCATTGTTGCATAGCTATAGTTGCCACCTTGCGCCTCGACTAAATCAAGTGACATTTGACGAATATGATTGAGCAAAACGGTTAATGCATTTTTAAACTGTGATTCGGTGATAGTGTTCCCGATAAAATCGTAATCGCTCGGTACAGTCATTGGGTTACCCTCAAGAACAAAAAACCCCGCGAATGCGAGGCTTAGAAAGTTAAATTTGATTAAACGGATGTTTCAGGGATTGGTATAAAAGGCGCGCCGCGGAAACGGGAAAAGTTATTGAAGCGGTTCTGGCAAGTTTCCAGACGCTTGTCGCAACCCGGATAAACCTTGATTCTCTGCCCCACCTCAGGATTTTCAAGTAATGGCAATGTAAGAAGCAGCACATCGAGCTCATGCAGACGAATCGTTCGTTTAAGACCTTTATTACCACCCTCTAAAAATTCGATCACTCCTTGGGTAAACCATCCTTGCGGCTGGTTAATGTCACACAAGATTCGTGATGCAGTACTGTCTGTTGCGACGGTAGTCTCAAATGCATAATTTGCACGGTCTAAACCACAGGCGTGATCAAACAGTGTATTGCTGCAGCTCGGCTGGTATAAATTACGCGGCATCTGCACGTTCAATTCATCCAGATCTGATGCAACACTGGCGTGAATCGTATTGCGATCGAACTCAGGTTCAATAATCCGGCCTTCAAACAACTTGATTGTTCCCGCACTGGTATCCGTAGGTGTGGATGCATCCATAAAAATACGTTCAAGCTTGAAACGTGCACCGTCCATTTGACCATTGTGAAAGGCTTGGACAATAGGAATTCCACCAATAGTATTTTCATCCAATGCATTGATCGTAATAGACAGGTTATCAACCTCAATACCAATCGAAAGACTAATCCCTTCTCTCTGGATGATTTCGCCACTTGAAAAATAAGTATAGCCTTCCACAATCAAATCGAAGTCATAACTAGTCGCTCTTATAACATCACCTTGAATGGTAGTAATTGTATAAAGATCTGCCGTAATGAATTGATTTGCATCTAATAACGCAATAAGTTTATCTGAAGCTGCTCTCATACCTTATTTCCTAATGACCCAATCATTTCGACTTTTCCAGCTTTCCAAAGCTTAGACATAAAATTGGTATATTGCTGTTCATCATCAGCAAAACGACATCGATAGTAAAAGGTACCAGTTACAGTAATAGATTCTCCTTCTAATAGTGGAATCGATAGCTGCAACATACCATTATTTGTAATAACAAATTGAAGTAACCACATTTGACTTTCAGGATCTGACCACATCGGTTTTGATGCATTCTCACTCCACATCAACGGATCTTCACTCTGTTCCGCTTGGGTATGTTGTAAAGGGATCTGAGTGGTATTGATCTGCTTATAAAGCTGGAATGACGTTTGAACCCCATCGCCTACAAACGTGCACTGAAATTCATTGTCCTCAGGCATCTTGAAAAGAAATGAATCAAATGAGCCACGGCGCTCTAGAAAGAAACCTTCAAGTTGCTGTAATTCATTACGCCCCTTGCTCTCCCGAAGGAATGCAAAGGACATGCTGATCTGATATTTAGGTACTGCCTGATAACTAGCCCTTAGTTCTCGACCATTTACTGATTGCATGATCTTGGTATTGAACATGGGGGTTTTAGTTAGATCCCACTCTAGACCCGGCAGTTCAGGAAACAATACGTCTGACATGAATCCTCCTTATTTACCGTTTTTACCAAATCCACGGGCATAACTTTGCAAACCACTAGCAACTGCACGACCATTGCTCTTCAAGAGCCGTTGAATACTCTTGGCATCAATTGCACTAATATTAATGGTTGCTCCCGCACCTCCACCTTCAGCAACTGCAGCAGCTCCAAAGCTTGCCCCATTACGCAAAGCTTTACCCATTTCACGAATGGTATTCGCATGTTGGGAAGGTAAAACCATTTCATCTTCATGTAGCTGGGTAACCGGATTCACACCTGATGGAATGTCGTAACCGCCTCGAGCAGATTTAATCTTGCCCGCAAGACCAGCAACCAAGCCAAACGCAGCTGCACCGGCACCAACGGCAAGAATTGGACCGACATATGGAATTGCAACCATGGCTTTAAAAGCTCCGGCCATTGCCTCCCATGCAGACATCATGATGCCTTTGATAGCTTCAGCAGCTTTTAAGCCTAAACGTGCTAAACCACCTGCTGCAGTAACGCTGGTACGTGTTGCTTCACCTGCAATTGTTGCCCCTGTTTGAGCAGCTTGGCCAGAAGCTTCTGCTGCTGTTTCAGCACCAACAAAGCCAAGTTTACGCGCCAATTTAATAGCTTGGATTTTTAACCAGTCTTGCAACTCTTTAGTAGCTGTTTGCAAGGCAAATGCCCCCATATCAGCAAGAACTGCTTTAGTTGCGTTACTCCAAGTGAGGGTACCATTCATAAGAGACTGAATGCCCTGATCCCAAAGGTTAGAAAGACGAGAAGTAAACCCACCGAACTTAGCCTCAAAGTCTTTCATTTCCGCATCACTGATTAAGCCCATAGACTTAGTGTCAGCAACTTTCTGGTCTGTCTCTAAATCAGAAATATTGTTTGTGATTTGGTTTTGATTACCTTGCTTACCCGTAATGTTGGTCTGCTCATTTTCCAAAGCCAAACGCTCTAAAAGACCTTGCCGTTTAATTTCACGTAACTGATCTTCTAGTTGTTTTTCCAACTGGACTTTACGGACATTTGAAATTTTCTTGGCATCAAACTCGGCTTGAATTCGTGACGCTTCAATTTCATAAAGGCGCTGTGCTTGCTGTTGATAATTGTCTATCTGTTCTTCACGAGCTTTTTTGTATTCCTCAAACTCTTTTAAACGGATAGCAATGATCTTGTCGGATGCATCTTTTTCAGCTTTGACTTTTGCAGCGGCTTTTTCATCTGCAGTCATCTTGGATTTTTCAATCTCATCTAATGCCTTTTGCAGATCTAAAGCGACTTTCTTTTCTTCGGATGCATATTTATACCGAATATCGGCAAGTGCTTTAGCTGCTTGTTCAGCTTGGCGCTGACGTTCTTTAGCTTCCTGCTCAGCCTTAGATTTAGCTGATGATTTAGAACCGCCTTTCTCGTCTTTTTCACCAGTACCTATACCTAATTTTGTATTAGGTGGTGCAGTTCCTAAGCCAAGCTTAGGTGGTTTTGGCGGCTCGACTGGTTTGGTCGGATCCTTAAACACATAGTTGGTAATCTTCTGATTACCCGCTGTAGTAACCTCAAGAATTCGCTTTCCTGCTGTGACAAGTGAATTGGCTGCAGTTGTCGCTCCCGCATTCCAAGAGTTTTTCAGGTCTGCCATGCGGCCCTTCATTTGATTAGTGTATCGATCAGTAATACTACCAAGCTGAGATAAACCACCCTCCCATGCAGCTTTTGCACCTGAGAAGTTAAAATGGAGGATATTATTTACAACGCTACCAAATGTTTGAAACTTAACTTGTAGAACATCCAAGCCGTACTGGATAGTGCTACGAACCATATCAAAGCCAGCCATAAGGCCATTAAATGCAATAATTAATGCTTGGCAGACCGTAACAACAACGGCACGAATGATTGCAAAAGCAGATTGCACGCCTACCTGAAAGCCCGTAACTACTACACCTAATGCTCGTAGTACTACAGATATAGCATCCATAAAGCCTATCTGTTTATTCGCATCGTCTCCAATGCTTCCAGTCAAGTCACTCCAGATTGCCCCGATCGTTGTGAACTGCTCACTCAGAATGCTAAATAGGCTTTCAAAAATACCAATAATCGATTTAATTGAATCATCAATGGCATCCTTAGAATCAACCGCAAAAGTTAAAAATTGATTGGCTAATTCAGTCAGGGATGGAGCTGCTTGTGCTGCAATTCGGGTTAATACTCCTTGAAGTGTTGTTTGGACAGTCTCAAGGGACGTATTAAATTCTTTGGTAGCAGCTATGGCATCATCACTCATGATTACGCCTAGATCATGAGCCTGTTTAGCATACTCTTTTAATTTTTGACCGTTGTTATCCAATAATGGAGCTAATAATGTTGCATCGTTCGCAATGGCTTCCATATAGAAAGTCATTTCAGCCTGTGAAACATTGGCTTTTTGCAAAGTCTGGTAGTACTTTTCTAGGATTTGCGGACCAGATAAGCCTTTAAATTGTTGGGCAGTGACACCGACTTTTGGCGCGATCTTCTCAAAGAAATCGGCCATCTCACCACCACCAGTTTGCATGAAGTCACCAAACTTATCGTTTACATCTTTCATGATGTCCGATAGCTTGTCCTGCTCCACGTTTACTTTTTTGGCAGCAAATGCCCATTCTTGAAATTCTAAAGTATTCGAGTTTGCTAATCGGGCTTGAATCTCTAACTCTTTTGAAGCCTTACCCACTGCAGATACAAGATCAGGAATTGCTGCAACCGCTTCCGCTGCACTTCTAGCAATCTCTTGGCCAATACCAAGAAAAAAACCGCCTCTGACTAAAGATAGGCCATTAGTCAGCGAGCTCTTAATATCATTGCCTACTGTCTTAAACTTATCAGAAAGGTTTGAGGCAAAGCCATTTAGCTCTGACCGTAGATTAGAAAGATCAAGTTTAAAATCAATGTTATGCCCAGTACTTTCAATCTTCTTGGCGGAATCTGAAACTATTTTTTCTGCATCTTGCATACCTTCCTTTAACTCGGAAGTTTTAGCACCAACATGCACTTCGACACGGTTATTATTTGCCATACACACCTCATAGGCATAAAAAAACCTTGCCGATGCAAGGTAAATTTGAAAAATAAAAAACCCCGTGTGAACGGGGTTATTTTCTAAAGAATATTTATTGAATTACAACTAAGTCAGTTATTCCACAACCTGACGATGCAGCTTGAGAATGTATAAATCCCATATTAAATTGTTTGACTGTTTTAGTTTCACCAGCTTTAACAATCTCATAAATTACTCGGCTATTGCTGTCGATCTTTGTTTTACTATTAGAATAGTGCTCACACTCTACAGTGATATCTTTAATGTCATATTTACTATTATTTTTGATTTTAAAATCAACCAACATGACACTATCAAAACCACCTTTTGACCAATCATAATCAAGTACAGTATTTTTTAATGCATCTTCTTTAGGTGACAATTCTCTAGTGCTACTTGATGAAGAAGATCCCTCTCCACCACCAGCAATAATGCCAATAATAAATAGAATAACAAATCCTAGAAAGATCCATTTTAATAAGGAGCGTTTTTTAACTTTTGCTCCACAACTTGGACAATTTTTAGCTTGAGTACTAACTTGTGCCCCACACTCTTTACAATTTGTTAAAGCCATTGATTTATCCTTATAAAGTTTAATCAACAAACTTTAACCAACGCTTACAAATAATGCAAACAGGGCAGCCTCAACCACCCTGTGGAAAATTCGACAAAACTTCCAGCATATCGTCCTCATCATCATCTGATAAGGTGATAGCTGGGTCTGTCTCTTCAATACCCATAAATGCTTCCAAAATACGGCAAAGCCGTTGTATCCCAACATGTGCGGGAGGGTTATTTTGCTGATACGCACTTAATGCTCTTAGTCTAGGTAAATCCATTTCATCACGTACATAGTCATAATCTTTACCCATTGTCAGCACTAAATGCGTGTACAGCTCCTCCCAATCTATTCCCCCGAACCACCTGCAGCGTTGTCATCATTTCCTTTAAGACCAGACACAGACATTACTGCCTCCATGACTTCTGTAAGCTGATCCATATAAATCATCTCAGCAACATCATCACGTGTGATATCCGGGTAATTGCGCTTAAGCGACTTAAACGCAACATCAATCACGGTACCCACATCATCGGGCTTAAATGCTTGAAGAGCTGGCAATAACTTTTCAACCGCACCAAGTGACAAAGGAGCAAATACAAATGGCTGACCATCAATAATAATTGTTGAGCCACGCGGGTTATCAACTTGCTTAAATTGCATTTGGCATTACTCCGATAAATCGATTTTGAAAACACGGTTAAGATCGTCAGCCATAGGCTGGAATTCAAACTCAGGAATATCGTAATCGTCCTGTTTTGAACTGAATCCAAGTTTGTTACTGGTGCAACGGAAGAAATTCATATGCATGAACTTGCCTTTGTAATCACGTTGCAGGTCAACGGCAAACTCTGGCGTATAACCCATATCTAGGTTAGATACAGTGATTGACTTAGCGCCAGCTACCATTGCTGAATAACGGAAGTTAATAAATATCGTTTTACCTGCATCGGCAGCAGCAAATGTATATGCACCGGTTGCTGCATCCACACTGTATTGTCCAGTTGCTGGCGCCGAAGCTACACGTTTAAGCGGGATTGCTTTCGCATCTGTTACGCCTAGATCCTTTACGAACGTACCACTGTTAGGAACAACCGGAGTAACTGAACCACCAGCCGGAATAACTTCACCATTAATAGTTTGGGAAACGGTTTCGATTCCACCCTCAGCTACAACGCCACCGAAAAAAATGGAATTTAACAAAGTACCGTTAATACGCCCGAAAGAAGCTTTACATTTAATGGTACCTTTACCACGCGCAGCATCTACAGCGAATTGACCACGACCGAAAAGCTCTTTTAAGTCATAGCTAATATCTACACCAACGGATTGCATCACCCCCACTTCAACTGGTGTGGGATTACTAATCGGTTGCCCGTATACATCTTGAATCGGTGTAGCAAAGATCTTGCCGGCACCAAATAAATATTGAGCCATTTATTTTGACCTCTCTAAAATGACAAAACCGCCATCGAGGCGGTCATAAAATGAATATTTTGTTAATTGGTTGTGAGGATCCGGATAGGGATAATGGCAATCGCCTGATCATCTAGCATGTTTTCTACTGCTTCATACACTTCTATTGTGCCTTCAATCCAGCAATGCTCAACCAAACCTCCCAAGGTCTGACATTCATTAAAATCTGGATGATCTGGCTGAATAGCTTCACGTACACGATCGATGAATATATTCATCTGCGATGATGGCGGCTTTGTAGTGTCCGATTCATGAATATAGAGATAAACCTCAGCAGCTAGTTCAACTTTTGAATCTAAACCATGTACCGGGACTTCTTGCTGATTGCCTTGTGTAATAAACATGGCTGGGCGCTGTTCTGGTGTTACATGGTTAAAGTGACGTAAACGGCGACTTACCGTAATCAATCCTTCTACCCTTGTGCTTAACCTTTCAAACAACGCCTGATAGATTGCTTCGCTATCCACCTGCTATACCTCGCTCAATTGCTGCATCAATATTTTTCGGCACAATCTTGGCCACGATATCCAGTGAATCACGCATGAACCGCAATTCTCTAAACCGAACATTCCTAGAATGGGCCTTAATATTGACCTGAACAGGTGAAATAGGTCGGCCAAACGCCTGTTTAATTGTCCTTAGGTGTGCTTTAACACCCAAAGCACCATTTAGACCAAACTCATGTGCAGGTGCATAAGGCACCAAAGCACCGCCAGCTCCCACGGTTCCCTCAATGGAATCCTTATCCTCATCCACCTTTGATGAAACGGATCCACGCAAGCGGCCTGACTGAACTTTAAGTCGTTGGCCACTTAACATGTCTTCCTGAACAATCCGCTGTAAGCGCAAAGTAAGAGCGTTAATCGTGCGTCTTATTTCAAACCTAACGCGATTATTCATCTCATCAAAATTGACCTGAGTATCAACACGATAATCGCTCATAGCTTAATTACTCTTTAGCAGATGCTGCCGATTTCTTTGGCTCAACAACTTCAACATAACGCTCAAAACCTAAGGGCTTTAAAATATGGATGATGTCATCATCAGATTCTAAAACGCCGTTTTTGATATCTAGGTTTTGCCCGGCAATAACGAGTTTGGTTGGCTTATAACCTTCTGGTGCCTGATATTTAAAAGGCATGGGATTCTCCTATACAACAAAGGCACCAACACCTAAACGGTTAGGGTTTGTGCCTTCGTCATCAATTGGAATTGAATTTTTTAACGCAAGGTAACGCTGGCCATACATGCTGATATCATAGAAAGCTTCTTTCGATGATCGTGAATAACTCACACTTTGGCCCGCAATTGTCATACTTGAGGCAGTACCAAAAGCAGCACCATTGCCGCTTGAGATACCTACTTTAAGGATATGTGCTGCATACAGACCTACAGCACGTTCCTTTAATGCGCCAAACTCAATTTGAGAAACAATCAGATCCGCTTCTTCTAATGCATCCTGAATTCTCTCATCTGGCAAAGACATTAAACTCGAATCAGTCGAGAACTTTTTACGAAACGTTTGTACGTCCATATGTTTACCTTATTCCTTAGCCTGAGCTAACTTAGCTTGCAACTGCTCAAGTGTTTCATCATCGCTGAACGTTACTTCAAGTTCTGTTAATTCAGCTTTCACGGTGGCCAAAGCAGCTTCTTCAGCAGTTTTTGCCGCATCACCTGCTGAATCGTTTTGTTTACCGCCTTTACCACCACGACCACCTGTTTTACCCGTAGTTTTTGGCTCATCATCTGGGATTTCCTGAACTTCAAGTTCACCGATATCAATAAGATGTTTAGCAAACTTATTTTTAGTGAGCTTCTTGTGCGCCTCTTCATCCACAAGAGTTGGTGTGCCTGTAGGCAAAACAGCAATACCAGAAAAAACAAAAGCGGCCTGTAAGCCGCTATAGATATAAGAATATTTCATACTGTTTTAATCCTTACACGTGATCCAAGTAACGGAGAGAATCAACACGCTTCAACCATACGCCTTGATATTTATAGTGACCAGGCACTTTAATATCCACACCAACTGGTTGAGCTGCCAAGAAAGTGACGTCATCACATTTCATTTGGATGCATGACGGATCACGGCGGTAAATAATAGAACGGTCAGCACCTGCCGTACCTTTGCCGTTTGAACGACCTAAACCACGAATGGTTAACGGCTTACCTTGGGATGCGAAGATGTTATTTTCTTCAATGAATTTTAAGAAAGTCTTTCCGCCAGAATCAGCAACTACACGAGTAGAAAGGTGTAAGTATTGATTTGATGCCATCAAATAAGTATCTGGCTGTACGGATACATCCCCATCAACAAGATCTTCAGCATCTGCCAAGCTTGCATTGAAGTCACTTAGTACTTCTTCAATGGTTGCAGTAGCCCAGTTATGTTGGGCTGTAACAATGGTTACACCCGTCTGATTTAAGAAGCCTTTAACTCCGGTAAGAGCATTGCCATACCAAGCAATGTTACTTAAGTGTTTTTCTGCAGCTAGACGAGCGGCCTCTACTTTATCTGCTTCAAGTGCTAAATTTAATTTTTGGGCTGCTTGTAACTCAAACACTGAATACATATAACTGATCGTGCCGACCTTCACTGGCAATTGAACAGTATCATATTCAACTTCAGCCACGGGAATATCATTACCAGTTCCTGAATGATCTTTACCCATACCCACACCCTTCTTACGGCTTAGGATCTCTCCTCCACCATATACGGCATTGACAGGTTTAACAGGAATGTATTTAGCGTAATCCATCACTTGCTGAAGCTGAGGACCCATTTCGTTAAATTCTTCCAATTTAACGAATAATTGGGCCAACGCATCAAGGTTAAATGCATCTCCAATATTTGCCTGAACCATTTGAGCTACTGGTGTTAAACGTAGCTTCATTGCTGCCAATTTGCTCATAATTATTACGCCCCACGTAAGCGAACAGCAGCTAAGCCCTGTTCATTTGAAATTGTTTCCCAAGATGCGTTCGGTAACTCTGTACCGTCTGTTGCTGTTGGGGATAAAGAACCTAACGGCGCTGCTGTGGTACCGTTAGCTGTTTTAACATAAACCTTTGCGTTGATATCGGTGACTGGTGCGGTGACCTTCACGTAAATCGAGCCTATCGTCATAACCGGTGCTACATCAGTAGCCTTATAGGCTTCTTTGCCATCAGCCGTTTTGCCTGACTTACCTACGCCGTGACGTACGATAATTCCAAACTTGGTATTAGTTGCACCAGTTACCGCTGAAACTGTTTTTCCGTCAGTACTTCGTACAACCACGTCACCATCGTTTACCAAACCGGTACCAGCCACAGGCAGGGATAAAATATCCTCTGGGCCAATGAGGTGAAACTTCATACCGGGTACAGCATCGTATTGCTTAACCATGATTTACTTCCCCTTAGATTGTTTTGTATGCGTTTTCTTTACTGTAGGTCTTTTCATCCCCACCGCCTGCTGGGTTACCATCGCCTGCTTTAACATTTTGCTGCTGGTGAAGAGCATCACCTACAGGATTAGAAGGATGTGTACCCTTCACAGCACAGAGTGCACGGAAAGTTGTATCGATCTGCTCAGGCTTTGCGTCACCTACTGATACGCTACCCATCAAAGCAGTTACCAATGCATCACCTGCTTTAGCCGCAATTACATCACGCTTGATTTGCTCACATGTGCAGCCTTCGGTTTTAACTGTTGGCACCAATGCTTTAGCATCGGCAATCACAGCAGCACGTTCTGCAGCAGCTTGCTCAAGCTTTTCAGGCGTCATCTGGTTCTTTTCCAAATCACCTACTTTTTGCTCAAGAGCAGTTTTTTCGGCATGCAACTGATCTACGACTGCTTGGATAGCTCCAAGCTCATCACCGATAGAAAATTGCTTATCACCAACTTTAAGTTTTGCAGCCTTCATGTTTTCCAGCTGCTCTTGTTGCTGCTTTAATGCATCGGCCAAAGGCGTGTTATCGCCGATGTTAAAACGGATACCGTTTACAATTACTTCCATTGATATATTCCCCTTATGTGGAGTTTGTTGTTTGTCACCGATGCGGCAATCACCACCACAACGGCCATATTTAACGAGCGCTACGTGATTGCCTATAAAATTGATAAATTTCGCTTGATACGGCGTACCATCTGGCGCCGTACCCTGCTCAACGATTAATAAAGCTCCATAGCCAAGCGACATTTCTAGCCGTTCGTTGCTTTGGATCAAATCAATGCTGATCTTGTCTTTAATGAGCAAATCACCCACCAGATAATCGCCTTCCTGTCGAACGTTCTCACAATAGCCAATGTGATAATCCTTCCAGTTAGATGCGTTAATTTCATTTTTAGGCGGGTGATAGTCTGTAGCGTCTACACCATTGAAGCTTTGAATAGCCTCAGGCTTAAAAAGCTCCTCTGGCGGTGTGTAAACATTAATGACTTGATCAGCGGTATAACCTTCCAGAGATGGAAACTCATACGCATAGTACTGACGTACTTGAGGTGCTTTAGCTAAGCGAACATTGACGCATTTCAGATACCCCTCTTTGGTAAATGAGCGTGTCGATTCGCTTGGCGCAAAGTCACCAATTTTGAGTTGGTAAATGGTTTTCATAAATTGCGCTCAATAAAAAACCCACCAAATGGTGGGTTTGAAATATCAGATTTAATTTCCTGTGATGAAAAATTTCTTTATTCGTAATCTAAGGTAAATCTATGGCCTGTTTCCTTAATTATATAAACAAATCTTTGATTAGCCTCATCCATCTCCAAACCGATAGTTGCTATTTCAGTTGTTCTTTTTTGAGGGTCAGCCTCTAATATTTGATCAATATTCGTAGAAATTGCATCAAATGAGTTCTCAAATGTAATTAAAATCCTCTGAACATTCGTTATGGCTTCTACAGGCGATCCATTAGCAACAACACCAAAACCTGGTGGGTGATATTCTGTACCATCCTTTACTCTAACTGTTGTGTTGTAGCCTTTACGTCTTAAAATTTTATATTGCTCTTCTGTCAATGGTTCGCTAGTCGATTCAGACTTAAAACTAATTAGTAGATTAGGCCAATTTTCATGAATAGTTTCGATGATATCTAAATCGCACCAATCGCCATGTGAGAAAATACCAATAATGTGTGCTTGAGAGTTAGAAAAGTGGATAAACAATAAATCCGACGTTCTTTCCATATACCCATCACTTTCCACAACATTACCTAAATGAAAATGCTGGATTCTCCAATGAGATAACATATCATCATTATAATCTAGCTTTTTAAGGTTTCTGCTTTGATATTTATTTAAAGAGTTTCCTTTTTCTATATCTAAAATAATTTTTTGATAAGCACCTAAATGTTCAGCAGGTATGACTAAATTTTGAGGTTCAATCACCTCTCTCGGTTGAGCGTTAATAATTCTGTACTTATAACGTTGATATAAATGAATTGGTCCATTTGTTCCAGCCTTATAATTACCAAACTCACTAACTAATTTTTTATGACAGTAATCTTCGTAATCTTTTAAAATTTCATTTTTAATTTCCATTACCCCACCTTAATAAAATGATTAAATAAAATTTAATTACCAAGTTATTAAAATCTCATAAAGTAATTAAATTAATCAATCAAAATATCCTCATAATTAGGCAAAGCTGTGCAACGACAACGAATAGGCTGACCGGGATGCCCACCATCTGGCGGTGAATCCCATCTAAATGTCTTGCCCTGCTTATGTTGATGATCTGGCCTTACACGCTCATCTTTCGCCGTTTGCCATGTGTATGTCTCAACACCCATTGAAAGCTGTCGGGCTTGGTTGATTTGGCCGTTAATCTTGCCCATCTGATCACTAGCAATAAGGCGCGCACGATAATCAGTAGATAAACCCAATTGCTTAATTGCTTTGGCCAACTCTTCATTGGTTTGTCCAGTCTGCAAAGCATTGGTGATTAATACCTCAAGCTTATCGGCGTATTGCTGTGGAATGGACTTAATCAAACTGACATTAGCCGTAATGTTTAGATCTACCTCATCCTGAATATCAGCAGCTCGATAGAACGGCGTAAGATCTACACCAATAATTGTTTCAGTGTGTTCTGCAATTTGCTTGTCCACTTCCTTTTGAGTATCAGTCACAACCTTTGTGGCCAACGGTCGTGAAATCTCAACAACATACTTTGTGAGCTTTTCCCTAAACGCCGTCATCATGTCTGAGAACCAAGCATCACCGATATTCTGGCCGACTGTAGGAATAACCAATTCTTTTGTTTGTTCCTGACAGTATTTTGAAATAGCCAGTAGTTGTCGTGTGTAATAAAGCTCTACACGGCGATTTACGTGCACGGCCCTCGGCTTAGAAGCTTTACGACCTTTTTTACGTTTCTTCGCCTGCTGGAGGTGTGGTTTCAGGATCTGAATTATCGTTGTCATTAAGCTTCACCATTGTCTCAAGCTCTTTGATATGAGCTTCATCGATCACTGAATAAACACCGTCAATAACAAGCTGTTTTGCTATCTGTGGTTCGGTAATGATGCCCATTTCTAAATACTTGGAATCCCGTTCAGCGTTAGCTTTCTCAACCTCAGAACGCACCTTAGCGTCTAATTGCCATAACGGGTTAAACACAACATCTAAACTTGGAATCTGACGACCAAATGTAGCTTGAACAATTACTCTTAAAAGCTTCATCATGAATGGCTTTAAGGACCATATTTGCTTAGTTGCGATACTGTCGTAATAGTTCCGTGTGTCGTGCTCACCAGTTGCGTTCATGCCTGCAGGTGATTGCCCAAATAAAATCGTATATGGCATATCAGCTGCACCAGCAGTTTGAATCGAATACTCACGCATGAGGTCAGGCAGACCGCCAAAGCTATAAGATTTAGAGTCATACTCCTCCTCTTTATCCAAGACGATCATGCCATTCAAGCCCTTAAGCAATCCGACACTAAGAAAACGTTCAGCTACGGATTTCATATCCTCTTTGATCTTATCGACCAAGTTAGGTGTTCTAATCACGTCAATTTTTGATTCATGGACCAGACTAGCAGTGGCTTTCTTTACGGCAGCATGATCAAGTAGATCCTCATAAACTTCCTGTAAGACACTTACAGGCTCTTCATTGACCACATCTGCATGACCAAATTTAATTAAGCGGGTGTGGTGGATCCGTTGGTTAGACTTTCCATCGAGCTTAAGCTTGTAAAATTCAGGTTGCTTTAAAAGTCCGCCTGCTTCATTGGGTGGTAAGTACTTTGAAGTATCGGCTTCAATCTGCTTTTTCTTGAGTACCGTAAAAAACTCTAAACGACCAACGCCTAACTTGTTTAAATCGAACGGTTGATCTAAGTTGCCGCCGTCTACAGTCCCTAGAAGCACATAGCAAACACCATATAAGCGAGAAAGTACCAAACTAGATAAAAGCACCCCATCTAAGTTAAATGCCTTACACGCCTCTTTAAGCTTTAGTAAATCGTTATCCTGAATCCCTTCAAAAAACCAACCAGCTCGGAGCATGTCACTTGCTGGACGGTTGACGATTCGCTTAGCTAACCAGTGTTGATACACAGCTTCTAATTGCTCATCAGGAATTACTTTCTTAACGAAAGAACCGTGTGAAGCTTTATCACGTTCGGTACCAATATTTGAGACAAAGTTTGTGTACGCCCCTGCATCGCCAATTGCATCGGGCTTTTTAGTTTCAGCCATAATTTCCTCTAATCAAATACAGTTGGCTTTTTGGCTAATGAATCATTAATTGCATCAATGGTCGGGTCCCACTGGTCGTCATGATCATGTGACCAATCAGCAGTAAGGCCTTCAATCTCTTCAATGTAGTTCAATAGCCACGGTGCATTAGCTGGTAACCAGACACGGCGTTCTTCAACATAAAGAATGACGTCCATAGTCCTTGATAGCTTGTCAGTACTTCGCTGAATCGCACGTATTGGTAAAGTGGTCTGCTTAGATATGGACTGAATTAAACCGGTACCACTCGCCTTATCCTCTACGGCCATATAACGAAGCTTGCCAATCTTTGTGTTACTGTCCTTGTGTTTATTGATAAAAGCTTTAGCTTCTTTCAATAGCTCTGGTGCTTCCCATTTGCCACGCTTCACATCGATGATGTAAAGGTTATTGTCATAGCCAAGACCAGCACATAAGAACACTGAAAAGTCATTATGCTCTTTAGTCTTCTGAGCCGTGTCGGCCCATATTGCACGCCATTTAAGAACAGGTAGCTCTAGATAACGTGGGAACCATTCAGCCTTAACCAGATCACCACCCAGCTTTTTAGGGTTTTGCATGTATTGGCTTGCAAATGTGTAGCGTGACACTGTGGCGCCGTCTTTATCTTCCCCGCCTTTCTCCAGCTGCAGCAATGAAAGTAAAGATTCTTTTAATGGCCAGTAGCTTTGACGGCCTTTCTCATCACGTTCAACATCACGTGGAATTTTGCGCTGTATGTGCTCTGGTAGCTTACTGATGTACTCATCATCAATAAGTGCGGGAATACTGATTTGTTCCCACTCACCAGGTACATTGCCAGTCAACACAAAGTTAGTCGGATCTTCAACGTGCAAACGTTGCATGATCAGAATAATTGGAGTGTCAGATTTAGCTTTACGAGAGTTGACCGTGTTTAAGATCTTACGGTTAGCTTTCCGTCTAGCTGTTTGGCTAAATGCATCCTCAGGCTTTAATGGGTCATCGAGAATAATCGCACCGGTAAAGCCCTCATTGGCTAATGTACCAGCACGGCGACCGGTGACCTGCCCGCCCATTGAAGCAGAATAAACATGACCAGCGTCATATCCATCAACGGTGGTTTTCCAGCTCGACTTAGCATCCGTACTGGTAGAAATCTTTACAGGCCATAAGTTCTGAAAGTCTTCCGACTTAACAATATTTCTAGCTGTAGCTGATACATCCTCTACAAGTGATTGCGAGAAAGACAAATACAGAAACCGCGAACGAGGATTACGTGCTATACCACGAGCAATAAGGTTTGTAAGTAATTCAGTTTTACCGCTTCCGGGTGGAACATTAATAACTAGGTTTTTAACCTTGCCAGCTATTACCTCGTCAATCTTGTCGGCAATATATTCATGATGCCAATTGACCGAAAACTTAAAGCCCATGCGAGGCAAGAAAAAAGCACGTGTGAAAAATAAATGTTCTTTCTCACACTTAATCCGCTTAGCTTTGGTTTTAACAGGATCAATATTCGTTCTCGAGTTCATCTATCGCCTGCCTTACCTGCTCATCGGTAGCAGTCACATAGGTAATGTTTTCACTTTGTAATGGACCACCGCCTGCCCCTGTTATTTCCTTACGATTGGTATATAAGCCGCCAACCTCTTTAGCTGCCTGCTCTAAAAGGCTCGGCACAATGACAGGGTTTTCTTTGAATTGTTCATGATCGATGAACCGTTGTAGGCGTTTGAGGCGGTATGCAATGTTAGCGATTGGAATAGCACTAAGGTTGTCGTTCATTTCCTTGCGCACTCTGTAGAACTCAGTTTTAAATTCTTCGCTTAAGTCCTGCCCAGTTTTCTTAGTTGGGTCGTATGCTTCACATTGCTGTTTGGTTACATTGATACCAAATTCTTCTTGGACGCCTCTTGCTGTTTCACTAGGTGTCTCATAGGTAGCAAGTGACCGTACTATATAGAGTTTTACCCGTTTATTAAGCCTTGCCATTTATCTCTATCCGTCCAAGTACGTCCAAGTAGAGTGGCAAAAAAAATTTAAACCACCTTTAAGTTACAAGTGCCACAAGCGTAATGAACATCAGCACGTGTGAGCTGAGGCCTTTTATTAGCTGCTTCGACCATTCGTTTAACATCCTCAGTTGCTCCATATCGGCGAACAACACCTGTAAATTCTTCAACATCGTGACCTTGAATAGCTAACTTAGGCATACCAGTTTCTCTGTTATATGCTGGTGTTCCGTATTGGTCCTTCTTATGTGCAATGTGATAAAGCTCGTGTTCAACCAAAGCACAAAAGTTCACATCACTTGCTATACGTGAATATGAAGCATCAAAAGTAATTAAGTATTCAGGTAAATAATTGAACCACTGGATGTATTGTTCTTCTTGTCGTTCTTTCTTCCAACCACCAGCATTGATCATGACTTTTTCAGTAGTACCGATAACCTGACGTCCCTGCTTTTTAAAGCCAGATCTAGCCCACATCACAGCAATATCGGGATATCGAAATGAACGTAAGTGCATGTGATCAGGATTAAATAATTTCGATTTTGGATCTAGAAATACTTGTTTAATCCATTCCCATATTTCTGGAGCTGGTGCAAAGTTTGGTGTATCCATTTCAAAAAGCCATTCTGGAGGCATTGGACGAACAGGAACATGAAAGCCAACTTCGTTTTTCATAATTACTCCAGAAATAAAAAAACCTCCTTTTCGGAGGCTTATAATTAACTAGACTTCGATTCCTTATACGTCATAAAAGCATCTACATATGAAACAGGAATCTCAACAACTTCAAGCCTATAATTAGCTATTGATCTTTTTAGGGGAGAATCAAGCCAAGCTGTAGGTACTTCTTTTTTAATCTTTACACATCTATTTTCAATATTACCTTGATTAAATTGCTCTATTGCTTGAAGAAGATCTTTTTCTTCAAATAACTTAAATTCATGACCATATTTGGGAACTAAAATAGGTATACAACCACTGAGTTGATTTACAGCTTTTAAAGTATAATCTTTATTAGCCATATCCCCACCATTAAAACGTTTACCATGAATGAATGAGGCCGCATCTGCTTCTATTAAAACAAATTCAGGTTCAGTACCATATTTTTCGCTATAGTTCCTTCTAGCCTCTTCAATTCTATTTTCTACTGTCATTATTCTTTTCCAAAATTAAAAAAAAATAATATATTTCGAAATTGTAAAAATATAAAGCCCCGCCAATAACTAGTATGTAGCGGAGCTTCTTGTGCCGTAATACGTCCGGCAAACGATAAAACTAGTTTTTAGGTGCTCTAAGAATAGTTAGTACTTTCTCTGACATGTCATGTAAGTCAGATCCAATTGGTAACCAGAAATGGAACACCGTATTGTCACGGTTGTAAATCTGTTTGTAGTACTCAGTTTTGAATGATGGATCAATGTCAGAAGCTTTTAGTAATCTGCCTTCTTTTTCTATCACTTGCCCATTGAGTTCACCACCAAGACAAATATTCATTTTATTTACCAGTTTTTAATCAGGCTGGACTATAGCATAAAGCATTTCTATTACTGAAAATTATAAATAGAAATCTGGTTTATTTTTAATAAAATAAATCCATTTTTAAATTTTCCAAATTCTTTTATGTTCTCGTATCTCATTAATGTATATTGGCATATTTTCTCGCATAAATAAGTTAGCGTTTTTATCAAAAGGTTGCGTAATCTTTGTTTGTAAATAATTTGCAAAATCTTCTTTAATTTCTTCATTTACCGAATAATGACAAATAATCATGCCATTAGATAAATTTCTTCCTCTAGTTGAGGATAAAAAAATTAGGTTTTTATTAGATAAATTTGAGACTTCAGGAGCATCAATTGGAAGCCAAACAGTATTTGATTGTTCTACAAAAAATTGCATCATTACAACAATCTCTTTATTACTAAGACCTTGTAATATTTCTGGTAAATTTTTTTTGAAATTTTTCTCTGATAATTTCTCTAATAAGTAATTTTTAATGAATATAAAAATACTTGAGAATATTAAAAAAATTAAACAAAAGCTTGTGACAAGAAAAATAATGCCAATAACTGAAAGATATAATTTATCTAAATCAACTAACCCAATTCTTTCTCTAATACCAAAAATATCAAATGTGATTACAGCACTACACCCAAATAATATAAACAATATAATGTTAAATTTTTTTAAAATATTAACAATTGTGTCAACATTGTCCATTTAATAACTCTTTTTATGCGATCAAATATGAAATAAGCCCGCAAATGCGAGCTCATCATAAGGGCGATTATTTATAAGTTCGCCATGTTATCACAAATATGCCATACCCCGTGCGCACACTCAAGTGGTTTTTTCAAAAGTTTCAAATCTGAAATGCGGATTTCGACTTTTGATATAAGCCATACCACATTTTAAATCCTGTCTGATTTGATTAACTGAAGTGTCGTTACTTTGAGCAATATCACGTAATGAATTACCCATAACATGATGTGACCAAATTGCTGAAATCCATTCTTGTAAAATGTTGTCTTCGATTAATTTAATATCAATAATCAATCTATGGATTGCACGTGCCTCATTGTCATTTAACTCACAGCAAGTACCCTTACGGCGAATACATAAGCGATCTTTTAAATTTTCATCGCTCATATACATTGCTATTAATTTTTCACGTTGTTTTTGAGTGATGCGTTTTGTTGGCATCGTCTTAACAATTTTGACCATTGTTTCGGTATCGCCGTTAAGCCAAGCTCCAAGCTGGCGGCACCACTCTTCAAAACTATATTTAGACCAATCGACCGATTGTAAAATGTGTTGTACTGGCATATTCATTTTCATCCCACCAATTGCTCAATTTGTTTAATCGCCACGCCTGCTTTCACTTGCTCTGTGCTGAACCGTAAAACTGTAAAACCCATCATTGCTGCGGAGTTGTATTTCTCCATATCCCCTATATAGCCCTTGCCTCTTGTATGACGGCCTCCGCTCCAGATACCACCTTCCACCTCAATCAAAATCTTTGTACCCGTTATTAAAAAATCTGCTCTCCATTTACGTCCAGTATGGAATTTATATTCCTGTTCAAAACCAATCTTGCACGCTCTTAAATGCGTTGCCAGTACCATTTCACCCACACTTGGTTGTCTAGCAACTTGCTTTGCTGAACGCCGCTTTTTATTTTTCTGAATAGGAAATAATTCACGATATTCAGCAAGGCTCATTGATGACATTAAGCACCGCCCTTTAATAAGTGATCTAATTGATTAGCAATGCCGTTATAAACACGTGATTTATCTAGGTCACCCAAAAGCGTTAATGCATGGGCATCGTTTATAAATTTATCTCTTAACTTTGTTAAACCAGCTTTTAACTTGATTAAAGGATCTATCTCATTTCCATTAACTGCTTCGTGGTCTGCTATAGCCTCCTGAACTCTTTTTATATGAACAACAAAATCTTTATTACCTATTAAAAATTTGATCATTTTGAAATCATTGAAATCAGCAATAAATACTTTGCCTTTAGCAACTTCAACTCCACCAATTTGCTCTATTAGTTCCAACGATTGAACCAATTTTTTAAGGTCTAAAATCTTTGGGGTTACAACACCACCTACTTCAGCAGATCCAATAACAAATCGAGCCTTTTCGATTCCATGTTCCTTCATAAACTCAACTGCATTCATACATTCGCCCCATCAATTAGCTGAAGAATATTTCGAGGAATCGGCACACCTTCACGGCGACACATCTCTGCGTATTCGTGTGGATTATCGAAAGGATCAGGGCCCAACTCTTTTATAAGCTCAGGCTCTTTTTCTTTTGCCTCAAGTTTTTGAACTGGTGCAGGTTTACGACCATTGATTTTTAATCTTTCCATCAATGATTTGAGATGCTTTTGAGCCTCGTCATTGCTCACAGGAACGTGTTTAGGTTCTTTGTGTTCTAGTTGTAGCGGTGGAGTGTAAAACTCTTGCTGACGGCCTTTTAACTGAGCTTTAGCAACCATCACGTTGTAGGTCCCGAAGAAATTATCTTGAGCTGCTCGCATTTGGCCGGCTTCGATCAAATACCTAACCTCGTCTAAGGCGTACTTAGTGATTTGGGTAATAACCACGGAACGGTCAGTTGTAAACTTACATGCGCGAGACCAAGCTTCTTCTGGAGACATCCAACTTTCACCGATACACCAGGTGCGAAACTCGGCAAATGACGGCATAAAGCGTCCACCTGCTGTAAGTAAACGAGCAAGTGCGTTGTTAAATTGGTTTTGTTGAACGCCAACCAGTGTTTTAAGTGCGATTTGCTCAACCACTGACAGAGGAATTGCACTTTCGCCTGTTGCTGGAAATTGCTTATTGAACTGAGCAGCGTAAACAGTGCGAAGAGAAGCGATTAATTGACGCACTTCGTTCAAGGTAATCTCATGCATGACCTACCTCCTCAATCATTGGAAACTTTTTTGCTGGGGTTACATCCACGATTTGAGATTCGCTCTGTTCTTCAAAAAGATTAGCGAAGTAACCCGACTCTTGTGGTTTTTGACCGGTTGAAGTGATTTGCTCTTGTTTCTTGCGGTTTGCAGCAACTTGTTTCTCGTTGTTTTGAACCCAAGAGAACCACTTAACCAACCAGATGCTTGGTGTATTCAACGAACTTGATTCGTTTGCAAAGTACCAGTCACCGAAATTTTGAATCATGATTCTCAAGTCGATTTCAGGTACAGAAACAAATCTTTGTTGAGCAAGTGAGATGAAATCGTATTGAAACTCGCTGTATTCAGAAATGAATTCACGCATTGAGTAACGCTTGTGATCATCGATCTGATACTGAGCAAATTGGATTGGTGTAAATTGCGAATTTTCTTCACGCGCATTACTACTACTATCTATATATTGGTTATCGGTTAACGGTTTATGGTTAAGGTTTTTTTGGCTTTCACTTTCAGAACCCAAAATTAACCCACTGGGTTTTTGTGGGTTTTCAGAATTAACCGAGTCGCCTTCACTTTGGTTTTCTTTTGGTTTTTCCTTACGTGGACGCCCACCTTTCTTACCATTTTCACGATTTTTATCCCCTACTTTTTGATAAGCGGCGATTTCTGAATCACAACGTTTGTTGTGAAACCCGTCTTCCTCTTCCACAAAAAACTCTTGCAGCACAATTAATACTGCATCCCTTTCTTCTTGGGTATTTGCACGTAACCGACGAAAAACCGACTGGGTTTCTTTGGGTAATGGTTTTTCATTCAAATAATAAAAATCGAGAGCACGGCGATAAAAGCACTCTTCAACTGGGCTAAGGTGCGCTGTAGCAACCATAAAGTCGCTGATATGGTGGAGATATTTATACATCAGTGACTGCTCCTAATTTTACAAGACCGCGCATTTCCAACTGACGAATAATTCTTGGAGGAATAAATTCGTTGTTGATTTTGTAGCGAATGCGCGACTTTTCTTTCACCTGAATTAGTTTGTGCCCATCCTCCATGAGACGGCGAACTGCTATAGCCTGCCCCCCCCATATGGGTTAATTCTTCAAGTTGATAAAATCTTTCCTGAGCCTCAATTGCGGCATTCATAACTGAAAGCGGCATGGCTGCTAATTCTTTAGCCGAATAGATCTTTACTGGTTGTTCCAGTGGAATTACCACCTCTAGCGGTGTGGTGGAAACGGAAATATCCTGTTTTCTTCTTGCTGCATATCTCACTTTTCACCATCCTTTGGCTTAACATAGCCTCCAAAAGAATCAACCAAACACGCCTTGGTTAAGCTGGTTACAATCTGCTGTGCTAACCATTGCGTTATGCGAAATTGACGAGCCATAGCCTCTGAAAATTCAACTTTGGTTACCGCCGCATTATTTTCGTCATACCCTTTGTTGCGTAAATTTTGCTTTTTCACCTCAAATAGGTGGCCAAGTACTCGCAATGCAGGCTCATAGAAAGATTGGATTTCACTTTGCTGGCGAGAATCTTTGATTTGCTGTGTAAAGCTGTTCATGACACCTCCGCTAATGCTTGCTCAGCTTTTGTTAGGCGGCGTTTGGCATTAAGTTCTGCAACTGTTGCTGTGCGGATTTCTTTTGACGAAACTAAAATCAAATGATTCTCTGATTTGATGATCCATAAACTAGTCAAGTTTTTGTTTTTAACTTCAAACAAATCATTTGATTTAAAAGTGCGGCACTCTTCAGTAAGTACAACAACGTCACCAGATAGAAATTCTGGTAAGTTGTAATTAGCCGATTGATTTGCTAAATTGTTTTGCATATTCGATTCCTCTAGCAAGTAATTGAATTAACTAGCCTGATGGACCAGATCAGGCTTTTTCTTTCTTTACCTTAGAAATATAAGTTGCAGCTTCCGACTTAAGCGCCTCTCGAAGTTGGCGAATGTGGTTTTCCATTTCTTCTAAGATTTCTTCTGTATCTGCTAATTCCGCAGGTGTAACAACTCCATCCTCTAAAACTTTGTGGACCTGTTGATTGGTTTGGCCATTGTTAATATTTATATGTAGCAAGGTTTCAACAATGCTGACTTCATGGCCTTTCTCATCCACTTGATTAGCTGGCACTAGAACATAACCAAGCATGTGTGCCCATGCCTTAACTAAAGCTGGGTTGCGTGTAAACTGAATCATTGCCTCAAGCTTCTTAATACTTGGTAAATGGCTTTCCATATTTGGGTTTGCGTAATTAAGTACGCTCTTGTAAGAGTCACCAAGTACGTTTGCAATTTCTTGCGGCGTAACTCCTTGTGACTGGTGAATCATCTTGTAAATTGCTGTTTTAGCCTCTGGGCTTAAGTTGATTTCACTCATATGTGAATCCCTCTTTAAATTTCACGTATACGCACGTTTGCTAATTTGTGAGAATTAGCTCACGGATTGGTTTTGCTTCTTAAGGTTCTTGCGAACATATTCCCAGTTAATATCTGGTCGTAATTGTTCTGCCTTAACTTGACCCTGAGTAATTTCCTCAATTTTCAAACAGCGATCTTCTGGAATTTTCTCAGGATTCCATTTGCTAGCAGCCCAAGGTGTAACCCCTATTTTTCGAGCTAAAGCTGAGATGCTCCCTGCAAAAGTCACAGCGTTATTAAATGCTTCATGTGGAGTAGTCATAAATGACACCAAAAAACCTACTTAAAGTAGAAAGAAATATACTACCAAAAATAGAATTGGTGCAACTAAAAATTGATAGTAAAATTCTACCCACAGTAGAAAAGAAGCCTATTTTGATGGAAGACGCTAAATACAAAGACTTTGCGGACCGACTCAACGCATTGATGAAGGCAAAAGACTCTCCAATTAAAACTATCAATGAGTTAAAAAATGCTATTGGTGTTTCTTATGAGATGGCTCGTAGATATACACTCGGTTCTGCTAAACCAAGAATTGAAAAGCTACAAACATTGGCTGATATTTTTGGAGTGGAAATTAGTTACTTAGACCATGGCACTAAGTTAGACAATAATATTGATTTATCAGATAAAGTTGGTTTCGAAGGACGCAGGGTTCCAGTAATCTCTTGGGTTGCGGCTGGTTCATTTACACCGATTGAGACAGTTTTGAAAGATACGGAAATTGAAGAATATTTACCGCCAAATAAAAGATGCGGGAAAAATGGATATGCTTTAAAAGTAGTAGGATATTCTATGGCTCCAACCTTTCTACCGGGTGATAGAATATATGTGAATCCAGACATTCAAACATTTGATCTTAAAACAGATGATCTTGTAATTGTAGCTTGCGCTGGCGATTCAGAGGCGACTTTTAAAAGGCTTATCATTGAGGGCGAAGGAACAAGTAAATTCTTGGAACCATTGAACCCAGACTGGCCTGATAAAATTATTAAACTTTCCGAAGATTGCCGCCTTGTTGGAAAAGTGGTTGGCTTGTACCGAGATATTTATTGAATTTCAGCTTATTTTCTTTGAAACCAATTATTAATTTTTTACTTTAAACCCACTTTTTGTGGGTTTTTTATTATTTAAAACTAATAATATACAACTTTAAGTAGGAAATAATTCCTACTATGTATTGACTTAATTTCTACTTAAAGTAGTATTTGTCTCGTAGACAACAAAAAAGCACACCGCCCTCCCCAGGTCCGATGTGCTTTTGCAAAACTGCGAGATCAATTATGAACGTAAAAACCTTTTCAAACAAGCATAAGATAACTGGAGTTACAGCAATTGCTGTACTTGTAGCCTTGAGTTCTTGTGAATATCGAACTGCTAATTCTAGCGTCCCTTCTAATTACTCATATGAAAGCGAGCAAGTCGTTGCTTCTGAATATGAACTTCTGGCTGTTAAGAAAACTGGAGAAAAATCTGGTGAAGCAGTTATCCGCATTGACGGCTTCAAATTAAACGTGAGCTTCGATTTTGACGGTGTAGCTGATAGCTATGGTGTAGCTGGATCTGATTTTACAGCGGCTGAAATTACTAACCTTGCTATTGAGTCAGTAACTGACTTAAGCGGCAAACCTTGGAATGATTTCACCAATCATGACGACCATAAAAACATAAATATTTTATTAGCGGGCTATATCGACCGTAATAAATGGTTGGAGGCAGCCTAATGAAAGATTATAACTGCCCTACTTGCAAGAAGATGATTCCTGTTGACCGTTCAAAAATCAAAGCTGGTGATGAGGTTTCATTTTGCAGAGTAACCCAATCTTCTAAATCTGCACGTTTTTCTTCAAGAGAAGGAATTGTCAATTGCCGTGAAGGTGATGTGGTTTTAGTTAAATATCGCAAAGAAATTATTCCTTTAAATATTAAGGACGTTTCACCTGTTGATGCTCCTAGCCCGCTTACGTATGCCTTTGTTGGTACATGCGAATGTAAGGAGGCTGAACATGTCTAATTTCAAAAAGCACCCCGACGGCTACATGTCATTTTTAGGCCGTGATGATAAAGGGCTGTATTCAGTTCGTATTGGCTGGCAAGTGTACGCATCTAATGCTAATGGCTCAGTTCTTTACAAAGTTAAAGACGGATTTAAGACGCCTTTAAATGTGTTCAGGTTCCAAACTGACTATCCAAAAGTTTGGAATGAACTCACACAAGAAATTGATTTCCAACGCAGAAAGCAGCTCGCAATAAAACTGCGTGAAACAAACATCCCTACTTATGACCGCAAAGCTTATAAAACTAAGCGCGGCTTCACCGGCTCTAGATAAGGATAAGAAAAATGACAACTGAAAACTCAAAAGACAACTTACATATCTGGAATGCAGTTAAGCAGACGCCTACCAATTTTCTTAAAAAGATTGAGTTTGGTTATTTAAAAGGTAAATCAGATATCAACCCTCAATGGCGATTAATGGCTATGACTCAGGCCTTTGGTCCTGTTGGTCATGGCTGGACTTATAGACATGTACGTTTATGGTCTGAAACTGCGCCAGATGGAACCATTATGGCTTTTGCTGAAGTAGCAGTAAAAACCAAGATTGATGGTGTTTGGGGTGAGGAATTTTTCGGCAACGGCGGTTCAGCAATTGTTGAAGTTCAAAAAGGAAAATTAGTAGCGATTGATGAAGGTTATAAAAAGGCCGTTACTGATGCTCTAGGTGTAGCGTTTAAAGCTATTGGCGTGGCCGCTGATGTTTACCTCGGAAATTTTGATGGAAGTAAATATCTATACAACTATGACTATGCCTATCTAGAGCAAAATGCCTCTACCCCAGCAGGTCAAAATACAAATCAGAATAACCAGACAACCGCTCAGGGTGGTAACCAGAAACCGCCCCGTACTCAGGATCAACTATATCAAGATGCATTGAAAGCAATCAAAGATGCACCTGACACTAATATCTTAAATGCTGCAATTAAGAAGTTTAAAGGCACTACTTATGAGGCGGGTATCAATAGAGCATGCCAAGCACGTGCCGATCAGATGGGTTGGGCGCCTAAAAACAATCCTCAGCAAGTTCAACAACAACAGTCGTTACATCACTAAAAGGAGAGCTATTTATGTCTAATTTACTAACTGCAGCTGAAGCATTTGCAGCTCTTCAAAAAGGTAAAACTGTTCTTTGTCGTCCTATTGGAGACATGTTGGACTTTTCTGACTTAGATCAATTCCCCGCTTCTGTTTTTGGTAAACCGGGTTTTGAATTCTGCATCAAAATCGAAACTATTGAGCTGGCTGGCATTACATTCACAAAGCCATTAACTATTGATGAGTATGAAGAGGGTCAGGAAGTTTATGTAATCAGTACATATTCACCTACGGTTTATGTTTTAGATTTCAAAACTAACGCATTAATTGATTCTATTAACAGTGGCTTCGTTCAACGTGATGCAGAAAACGCCAAGCTTCAATTAAAAGCACTGTCCAAAGCGTTAGGTTTTGAAGTTAATGATGACTTAAGTGTTATTCGTCTTGGTGAGGAACCTAAAAAACAGAGAGGCAAAAAATCAAAAGCTGAAAAGCCTAGTGAAGTTATTTCTGCAGAAACTCAACCAACAATTGTTATTACCGAACAAACAAATGTCACCACATCTGAGGATCTATTAATTCCAGAAACTAACGAGCCTAAAGTAGATCCTGAATATCAGAAGGCATTAGATGCCCTTCTTCAGCGTGTAAAAGAGTCAAAAACACCTGCAGAAGTAAATGCGGTTTATCGTTATACCCGCACATGGGATGACGAACAAATGAAGCCTATCCTTCTCGCCACTCACAAACGTCTTGAAGAGCTAGAAAAAGAAAAGGCATCTGCAACTGAACCGCCTTCATTAATGGTCCAGATCCAAAACGCACCAGACATCACAACATTGAATGCTTTGGAAATAGATGTGGCCGCACGAGATCCACAGATTCAATCACGACTCATGGATTTTGTTAAGAAACGCCGCTTTGAATTAGAGAATCCTCCATCAAATGAACCTGATTATTTACTGGAGGAACCATTCTAATGTCAAAACAAACTACTCCAGAATTTCTATTCGAACCTAAGCTGCTACCTCAGCAGCTATTCGAAAAATTCGTAGTGTTCAACGTAAATGCTGGGTATCGCGGGAAAGGCACACCGCACGGCGTGAACTTGATTAAAGGTAATAAGGCCACCCTTTCAGTGAGTAATGAAGGTGTGATGAACAAAGCAGCTCAAGAGCGATACAAGCTAATGCTTTTGAAATATTTCAAAGAAGGTCGCTCTGCAATGGATGAGCTGGATCAAGAAGTTAAACGTATTTATAGAATGGTGGCGTGAATGCTAAAAGATTTGAGAAATCTTTCTGAAAAAGAACAGCAAGAATATTTGGATCGTTTCATTATGGCTAATGAAGAGCAAAAATTCCCCCAAGAAGTTGTGGCGCTTTATTTAGATTGCTCGCCTTGGACATTAGCTAGAATGCGTTGTGATCAATCATCACTGCCTTTCTCGAAAATTGGGAGACGTGTTTCATATAAAAAGAAAGACGTTTTGAAGTATGAGCAAAGCAAGACTGTGCTTAATACAGCACAGCTTGCAACAGTTTAAGGCGGTTAAACCGCCTTTATTTCTTTTAATCTTTCTGTCCAAACAGATTGGTAGTTGAAGCAATCAATCTTTCCTTGATAAACCGCCTCAATCATATTCATCGAAGCTCTTAATTCCTCATCTGGAATTTGAACATAACCACCTGTCACATCAATTCTTGGTTTAGCCGTGTGATTAAGAAGTCTTTTTGTCACATAAATATTAAATCTTAAAAGGTTGCATATAGTGGCAAATGTACGGCGGAAATCATGCATTGAAACGTAATAGTCAACTTCTTTACCCACTCTATTCAATAATGTATCTACCTTAGTCGCATGCATATTCCACGAAGTAGGCATCTTAGTAGCTGGGAAAACCCAATCGTTTTCTCTTAATAACCAACGTTCACGCAAAATACTGTGTAGATGATCACCAATAGGAAAAGTATGATCTGAACCATTTTTGGTATCTCTAAAAGTTAAGGTACCATTTTTAATATCTACATCAGCCCACTTTAGACAACATGCCTCCTGTTTACGGCATCCCGTATACATGCACATCAATACGATATCCCGATGCGTGTTTGACCTAGCAGTATTTTCCAGATTCAACTCATCTTCATAATGAAGCACCGCATTGTAATATTTGTGAATGATGTCTTTATGGAGATGTCTATCCCTACTTGCTATTTTATTCCAACCTCTTGTTACGGAAATAATGTCAACTGGATTACTTTTAAGGATCGGGTTCTCATCTGTTGAATAAAGAACATGAATATACTTCCATAAAGTACCTAAAAGAGATACAGCACCATTTGCTGACGACTCACTTACTTCTGATACCTCAATAAATCGATCCAATACTTCTTGCTTAGATATCTGGAAAAGCTTTTTGTTGCCCCACCCTAAATATAAATCAAAGTATTTATGGTATTGCCTAATTGTTTTCGGCCTAAAGTCATTTCTATCAATATAAATTTGAAGAGCTTCATTCACTGTAATATCTAAAGGATTAGCAACATTCTTTAATTTGATAGGCTTTTCATATTCATTGTTTGAAATTTTCGCCAGAATCATCTGAGCTTTTGCTCGAGCATTTGTTGCAGGAATATCGGTGGTTTTACCAATTGTCACTCGATAGAGTTCACCTTCATGCCTCCTTTCAACAATATAGGTTTTACTTTTATTAGTTACCCGAACAGCAAAACCGATCAGTTCTGCATCTCTATATATTTTTTGACCTTTTTCAGTTAATGGAATAGCATCAACAGTAGATTTGTTGAGTTTCATGTCTTAAACCTGTTTTAGCGAACTTTGATTTAACCATGTTTCTCAACAGTCTACAAATAGTCTACAAGCGTTTTTAGTTAACCATAAAATACGTCATTTTCTAACAATAAACCTTTGTTTTAATTCACTTTAATAAAAATACAAAAACCACAGGCGTATTATAGAAAAAGTAGAATCCACCGAGTCTGGTTTGAATTGTAAGTGATGGGAGCAACTGATAAACCTTATATCTTCAATAAGTTAGAATTTCAGATAATTGTATGTATATCTACATTAGCCTTATGATGTGTGCTGAATTAGCAGGAGACTTTCACTTGGGAGATTCTAGGCAGCTAACCGATAAAAGTCTTCTGCCATTTGATTTGGTGTCTTAAAATCCAAGCCTTTTTGAATTCTTCGCTGATTATAAAATAACTCTATATATTTTGTAATATCCGCTTTGGCTTCTTCCCTTGTTTTGTAGTTGCGATGATGGACTAGTTCATTTTTGAGTATGCCCCAGAAACTCTCTATCGGTGCATTATCAAAGCAGTCACCTTTTTTGCTCATTGAACCCTGAAAATCAAATTTCTCAAGTAAGTTTCGATATTCATTACTGCAATATTGGCTGCCTCTATCTGAATGTACAATGAGATCTTTAGCAGGTTTCTGATTGCGAATAGCCATATTCAATGCATCACAAACAAGCTTGGCTGTCATGCGCTCATTTAAGCTATAGCCAACAACCTGTTTCGTGTAAAGATCTTTGACAGCTGCCAAGTACAACCAGCCCTCAGCCGTCCAAATGTAGGTAATGTCACTCGACCACGCAAGATTAGGCTTCGTCATTGAAAACTGTTGCTTGAGTAAATTGTCATAAATAGAACGGTTGTGATCACTGTTCGTGATTCTTTTGAAACGCTTATGGCGCTTACAATACAACTGATTTGATTTTTTTATTTGGCGCACAGCATACATACTTATTTTGATACCTTGCGCTTGTAAATGCTTAGTTAATCGAACATAGCCATAGCTTTGTTTGGTTTCTTCATGGGCTATTTTGACCAAAATTGTCTGCTGATTTCGCTGAATTGATCTTTTACTCATGCCTCGCTTTAGCCAATCATAAAAGCGAGAAACGGATACACGAAGTAATCGAGCCATTAAAATAATCGGAAATAAGTGGCTTTGCGATTTCATATAGGCGTACCTCACTGACTTTCTTTGGCAAAGTACGCTGCTGCCTTTTTTAAAAATTCACGTTCCATTTCAGCTGTTTTGAGCTGTTGTTTAAGCTTCTTATTTTCTTCGAGTAAGGCGTTTAGATCGGGCGAATACTGTTTTGTGCCTGCTAAAGTTCCAGCCTTTGCTTTGTTATTCCAGTTCGAAAGGGTTTGCATTGAAATGCCAAGTTGTCTAGCGGATTCCGATACATTACCTTGGTTCTCTTCAATGGCTTTTATGGCTTCAGCTTTAAATTCTGCGGTGTAAGTCTTCTGTTTCTTGCTCATGGTAAACTCCTAATGAGTATGTATAGTTTACCAAGTTAAACCCTCCTGTTTTTTAAGCACACATCAATATGCTACGCAACAATCAGTGAAATAAGCTCATGGAAGGATGTTACTAACTTATATTCAGAACTTAAGCAGAAGCATTTACCTAAAAAAGTATTATTACTTTTAGAAGATATAGGACAGTGCCAATACACGTCTATGCATGCTTCAATGGGAGATGGGCTTTATTTTGTTACCACAGAACTCGTTGAAGATGACAGTGAAGCAAGTTGGGAAAATACTCGACCTTTAGAGCTTCAATATCATATAGAACAATTATTAAAGCCAGAAAATTATATAGGCTTTAATGACTTGCCTAAAAAACTTAAGTATAGCGATGAAGATCAAGTAACTCTGCTACAGATCAATGCTGAACCCGACAAAATTTTAGATGCCGTTATTCAAGTAAAGTTAGTCAATAGTCAAACTGAAACTCAAAAATTTGCAGCATGCCTCAATGGATATTTTAGTTGTGATTTGAACCCTTTTGAATCTTTTAGCTTGATTGAGCATTTAAATCAAAACTATGGCTTAGAGTATGTGGGTTTAGGGGCAAGCTTATTATTCTTTATGAAAACACCAAAATTTGATGCAAATAAAACGCCTCAATTACTTAATGAGTTGAGCAGTTTTTATCAATTCAATCAAACAACGCATCACTCGCTAGAACAACATTTATCTCATCATGAATATCTTATTTTGCCTTATGTAGAGTCATTAGAAGTGTTCGATTTGGATTAAGTTAATTCGAGATAACCAATTTTTATTTTTTAAAACTCATGAGATTCAAAGTATGAAAAAACTACTCAGTTTAAGTGCATTAGTATTAGCAACTACATTAACAGGGTGCGCGATCAATTTACCTTTTAATAACCGTCTAAACTATACGTCTGTTTCAGAATTATCAGCTCTGCCAAAAGTGCAAGATACTGTGCATATCAAATGGAATCCAGATACTTTCCCTCAACGTATTGATATTCAAGGGGCAGACGGTTTTGTAGGAAGTGCTTCTAGAACACGTATTCCTACAGGCGTAGCTCTATCGAGTCGTATAGAAGAAGCGATTGCTCAGATAGCAAAATTATCACCAAATGGAAGCCCATTAACGATTACGGTTGAAAAGGCTAAATCTGGCTTTGAATACTCAGCTGGTATGTTCAATATTACTCCTGCAATTGATGTGGCAAATGTAACTTTAGTGGCTACCTTTGAATATAAAGGTCAGAAATGGACGAATACATTTAACTCTAAGTTAAAGGATCCAAAAATTGGTGGTACTTCACAAACAGCTTTATTAGATAAAGCATGGGATGATATTGCTGTACAAGTCGCTAAGGATGTTTCTAAACATTTAGCTAATAACTAAAATTTTAATTTTTATTAAAAATAAAAAAAGACCTAAATCAAAACGATTTAGGTCTTTTTGAATTCTGGCGGTGAGAGAGGGATTCGAACCCTCGATACGCGCAAACGTATACACACTTTCCAGGCGTGCTCCTTCAGCCAC